TCTTGAATGGTNTTTCATTGAGATAGGGGAAAATTTAGAAATTAACATTTTATATCCTTTCGAGTTGATTAACTAAAATTTGTAAGGCATCATCTCTGCCTTGTTNCTTATTGTTGTAGTCGANAGAGTGCCATTTTGGGCAATGATCGAACATATCTTCTTTATGCAAGGTTACTTTATCAAAAGCTGATAATGATTTTTTGTCATTTGCTGAAAATTTCCAATAAGTTAAGGGGCTTATCTCTCTTGAGTTTAATCGTATATCTTGATTTTTTCTTGAGATAGAAAACCAAAACTTGATAAAAGTTATATCTTGTTTTTGTTCCCATTCCATAACATTATTCATAAAGTTTTCATATTGCTTTTGTGAACACCATTCCATAATTGGTTGGAGTAATGCTCTTGAATAATAAGACCTATCATAAAAAACTATTTGACCTTTTTGGGGCATTAATAATTGCCATGATTTAAGCCATGATGCCATTTGTTTTTTAGTCGGCATAAAACTTGGAACAACAGAATATGTATAAGGTGGGAGATAGTGTGTAAATTCTCTGATAGTTCCAGATTTTCCAGCACCATCTCTGCCCTCTAATAAGACAGCAACTTTTCTATCTTCCATACGAATTTGTTCGGCTAATTCGTTTAATCTGATTTGTAAATCTAATCTATTCATATTAACCTCTTGTAAGTTTGTAAATGGTTTCGACTAGGAATATTCCTAGAAATGAAAGAAGTAAGTAGGATAAAATTATTGTCATAGTAAGAACCTTTCTGTTTGTTTCTATATTATTAATATAAGCATTCTTTCATCAAATGTCAAGGGGGTAAGGTAAGAAAAATGCAATTAATTATCCTTTGTTTTCAATGGGTTAGCAAAATAGTCATTAACATGTTAATTAAAATTTCCCTTTAAAATCAAGGACTTATCGGCGGGGGCCTTCGGCCCCGGTTTTTTCAATGAGAATGATTCTCATTCTCGTTTTGATAATGATTCTTATTATCAATTTATCTAGCTATTATTTTTCTTTTTTTATGGTCAAAATAATAGTTTTTAACAACGTAATAAATTCTTCCTAGTCTTTTTCTGCTATAAAACATCATTCTAGCTTTTGTTAAACTTGGCAAATCTGTAGCCGTATAGGTATCAATTTTTTTTATCATTTCTAATTTTGTCATGTTAAAAACCTCCTATTATATATATGGGGATTGACAAGGCATTTGTCAACCCCCTAGCTCAAAATTATTGCTTTGTTTCAAAAGCCGTAATTAAGTCCATAATTGAAACTTTGGTAGCACCGAGCAAACCCGTAGTTTCAAAAGTAACCAACTCATCAAGAGTTTTTAGTAACTCTTTTTTTGTTGGTTCGTCGGACTTTCTAGCCGTCTTTTTTTCTTGGGCAACATATACACCCTCTCTAACCAATTTTGATCTAACTGATCTTACAGATTTTCCGATTGATGTCGCAATCTCATCAACAGAAGATCCATTTTGGTAGTCATCAATGATTTGAACAGTCATTGAACTGCTATAGTTTGGTTGTTTCATAACAATTTCCTTTCAATTTGTTGTTATTTGTTAAACTCATATTATTAATATAGTGATTATTTCAGAAAAGTCAAGAGCCTAAAGCATAAAAAATGCAATTAATTATCCTTTAAAATCAAGGACTTAGCAAATTAGTTATTAACATGTTAACTAAATTTTCCCTTTAAAATCAATGGGTTAGCTGTCAAAAATTTGACATAAGTTTAAGGCTTAGTTGTCAAAATTTTGACAAGGGCCACGGCCCTCGGGCCTTGCATGGCCTCTTTAAGGGGCCGCTGGCGCCGATTGCGAATGATTCTCATTATCATTATCATAAGACTATTTAAATATTAAATAGCCTATTCCCGAAATGATGACAATATCGCAGGCAATAGAATAAATTATATAAACTTTTAATAATAAATTAATAATCTTTTTTTTCATTTAAACCTCCCAAATTGCTATCCAAATAAAAGTAATAGACGAAATAATTAAACTTCCAACCATTAATTCTTTTATATAATATGGATTTATTGATAGTGTATTCCAAATAATTTCTGCTACGGGCAACATTGCCAAAGCAAAAAGTATGATTGCCATTTTTGCTATAACTCTCATTATGCAAACACCATATATAAAAATGTTATTTGAGCAAAAAGAATTGTATAAACAAATATTTCTATTGATAATTTAATCATTATTTTAACCTTTCGTTTAATTTGTTAGGATTCAAAACTTGAACACCGATTTTAGAAACTTCTTTTTTAACTTCTAAGTTATCGTCAAACATAACTTTGTTAGCTTGTCTAAAAGGCTTTAAGTTAAACAAACTTGAAAGTTGTTTTCTTTTCAAAACACCATCAGCAGTATTGTTGCCAATCGGTCTTGAAATTATCTTGTTAGGACAAATTCCATTTTCCATTAAAAACTCATAATCTGCGTAAGTCATATTTCTAGCAGTATGAACAACAACGTAGTCACCTTTTTTCTGTCTACGTCTAACTTGTAAACTTAAAGGTAAAACTTTATCTTTAAAAATTTTGCTAGGTGTAGCATTTTCTAACCAATTAGCTATATCTAAATTACCATTTGGTAAAGTAACTTGTCTATGTGAACTATCGATTGTAGTTCCGTCTAAATCGAAGATTGAAATTTGTTTAATCATTTTAAGAACCTTTCTGTTTGTTTCTTATATTATATATATAATGCTTATCAACCCAAATGTCAATGGTTGCAGATGCTTTTTTTGCATTATTTTCTCCTTTGTTTTCAATGACTTAGCAAAATAGTTGTTAACATGTTAACGATTTAAGTCCTTGTTTTCATTGGGTTTTTTTGCGGGGGCCTTGGCCCCTATTATTAAAGGGAAAACAAGATGTTCACGTTTTGTTCTTGCTGGTGCGTTGAGAATGATTCTCATTCTCATTACGCCTAGTATGTTGCTAGGTTGTTAAGATTTAATTTCTAGTCCATTTATATATCATATAGACTATCGAGGTTAAAACAAATATTGTTAAGAAAGCGTAGTAGGTATAAATCATTTCCATTTTAAATTCTCCTTATTAACTAAATGCAATTAAACTTAATAATAAACTATTTAAAGCAAAACCAATTGAATTTGAAACAATGTATAAAACATCTTTTGCAACAATTGATCTAACTAAGAATAAAAATAATCCTAACCAGATTAACAATATAAAGTTTAATGGCGGTAAGTTTGTTGACCAACCCATTAGAACGGCTATTGATGTTGGGGCGGTAGCACCATGTATTAGTATCATTCCAACCCAACCGCAGATTTCAGAAATTTTTTTAATCATTTTTAATTCTCCTTGTTATACCATTATAATGGCATAGGTCAGCTTATAAGTCAACCCCTTATATATAAAATAACTGATTTATTTAATTAATATGTTAAGTATCTCTCCCCTATAGGGGGCGGTTAGCAAGACTTAGTGTCTTCCCGTATCGCAGCGCACATGCACAGGGCCTCGACCCGAGTATATTCAAAAAACAGGTATTCACTTGACATCCCTTTAAGGGAGGAGTAATATAGACTTGAAATCTAAAAGTATTTTGGATCTAACTTAAGAAAATTTTATAGGGGAAAAATGCCAAAATTCAAGTACGGCCCTCTGGTTTGGAATAGCATAAATGATGAAGATGAATCAGGGAATTATTTTTGGAATGGAAAACCGCCTGTAGATTATGACTCTGACGGTATTCCTATAGACGACGACGGTATGCAGTGTTTACCCATTGCGTCACCTGTTCATCCTTCTTGGACCGCGGAGAGTATCCAACAAGAATATAATGATTTTTTAGGGTTTGAGATACCAAGTATTAGTTCTACTAGAGAATGGTTTGATGATAATTTTTTAGTTGCTAACGAAAGACAATGTAAAAAATATATTATTAGATGGATAAAACAAAATAGAAGCAGTTTACCTGGATTCTATAAAATGATCTCAGAGGCTACTAGCCTCGCAGATATTATGGATAGAGTATGGCCACAAGACGAACACAAATAATTGAAGCACTCATAGCACATTTAGCAACAAATACCTCAATCCTTGAGGCCAATATTTCGCGCAACTATCATGTGTTAGACGAAGTGAATGACTTTCCAGCGTTAACTATGATACCTCGTACAGAGGTAAGAGAGCACCGTGGGGCTGGGCGAAAAATCGCCACGTTCAACATACAGATGCGTGCCTACGTGCACGACGGTGATGGTTCAGAAATTATTGATACGACAGAGGATTTAGGTGAAGAGATTGATGGGGCTATAGCAGGGTTTGCGGCCTCCGCCCGCGAACATGAGGTGGAGGAATCTCGTGTACTATCTTTTAGCACTGACGAAGGACTCTTCGCTCCTTATGGAATCGCAGATTTAGAAATACAAATAGCTTATGAGGTGAACATATGACCAATAATAACACAGCGATAACCACATCGGTTGACGCGCTAAACAAGACTTTAGAGGCACCAGCGCTTGACCCAGTTGTTCTTGCACTGGCAAACGATTATCTTAGTGGTAAGGCAGTTACCGAGCTGGCAGATGAATATGGAATTAGCGAAGACCGTGTGACCTCAGTAATTGAAAAAAAAGAGGTCAAAAATTATATTGATAGCGTATTTGCTACTCAAGGATACTTGAATCGTATTAAGCGAATCAATCTAATTAATCAGGTGATTGACCAAAAAATTCAAGAAGCGGTCGAGACAGGCATCTATTCCAAAAAAGATCTGCTCGATTGGATGAAACATCTACAAGAGGTAGAGACATCACTAAAACCGAAGGCTGCACAAGGTCCTCAAGTTGCGATTCAAGTAAATAACTATGATAAACTTATGCGGGATCTCATGGAATGAGACTAAAAAATCGGCGAGCGCTTCGCGCTAAGCTGTTTAACGATGGGTGACGAGCCGCGCGTGTGGGACAAGATAGTAGATTTTTGGTGGTGGTGGAAAACCCAAGGACCTAAATACGGATGGGTTGGCAGTTTCTTTACTGCTGCTTGGAATGCACGACATTTTAAGCGAGACGGAAGCTACAGAATTCATACAAGTGAGAAAAAGCATTGATACTAGGATATATACTAACAGTAGTTTACATTAATTTTGCAGGTGATGTACAAGGACGCGCACTGAACTACCATACAGACATTAACGCATGTTATGAAGAAGCAGTTGAATTAAAACTGCAATCGGAACCAGGAATCGGGTACGTCTGTTTAGAAGATACTCCTGAGCTTGGAGAACGCATATGAAACCTGCTGATTATATAGCTCTACACGTCTTAAATTGTGTTATCTCTGCAGTTGCTATAGGCATACTATATCGCATGCACTTTGGTTAGCACCGTAAAACCTAAAGGAATTATATTAAAAAAATAAATGACAAAATTGTTAATATGCGCTATCCTTATTATATCAATGCTTGTAAATGATACAGAGCAGTTAAGACCGCGTCCAGCGGGTAGGCCGAGAGAGGAAGAAAATGAGTCAACAACCTAAAGATAATGCAAATGAGCCAATTCCTGTATTAGGTTTTAGACCTAATGGGGGACATCAGGTTCCCTTTACTGATTCTACCTCCAACACATCTCCTCGTATCGCTAACTCTGTTCGNGTTGTTACACTTTACTCCACTGAAGACGCATTTTTTGAAACTGGAACTGCTGATTCAGTATCAGCTAATTCAAGTAATTCACATTTTTTACCTAAAACTGTACCATACGATGTTTCGCTTGGTCCAGAACTTGTATCTGAGAACAATGACCGTTTTGTAGCAGTTATTGGAAACTCCACTTCGGGGACTCTGTTCATTTCTGAAAGAGACTAATGGCGACAAGGTTAAGGCTAGGGTTATCCGTTAGCTCAATTAAAAGAATTTTCGGAAGCAGTGATGATGGATTTCAGATACTTGCTCAATCGCTAGACTCAATCATATCACAACGTGGAGAGCATTTTGTTACACAAGACGCACCTGTGTCTGCTGACTTTATCAATATTGCAGATACATTGCTTACTCAAGATGGTAACTTTATCGCACTAAATCAAAACCCCCTACAAGTAATACTGATCGAACAAGATTTTGAAACCACAGGTGATACCCTTGAAACACAGGATGCACAAGCGTTAGTGACTCAAAACGGTAGGGGCATTTTAACAGAAAGGGAAGGTTAATAAATATTTTTAGTTGGACACCTTCTGTACAATGTGTTTTAATGACTGAAACTAGGTATTATATCTAAAAGGAATTTTAAATGGCTAATGTAAAGATTACTGATCTAACCGCCTTATCGGCAGCAGACGTAGCGTCTGACGACGTTTTACCTATTGTCGACATTAACGTTGATCAAACTAAGAAAATTGCTATCTCTGATTTAATTGCTGCTACTTCTGCAGCTAATGACTTTATCACCTATACACAACTCAATGCAAACCTCAATGTGCTTGACGCAAATGCAGACGCCATTGAAACTAGACGAGTTGCTAATGTTACAGAACAAACAGCTATTGAAGCTAGGCGTGCAGCTAACGTAGTTTTAAGAGCCGCAGAAGATACTGCTCTACAAGCTAGACTTACTACTAATGTTTCTGCTTTTACTACTGAGGATACAGCGTTACAAGCTAGACTTACTACTAACGTCTCTGCTTTCACTACTGAAGATACAGC